AAGCAAAACAAAAATAAATTTATTACATGGATGGAAGAACTATACCGACTTGGCAAAATACCTGAGGCTGTTTACAGCAAATATGCTTTCTATAGGAAAGCGTTTTGGATTTGTTTTGCCTATGTTCTTTGGGATATGTTTACTGCTTTTGGGTGGTTATAATTTTAAGCTAGGAGTTTACGTTGCCTTTACAAAAACTTATTTTTAAACCTGGAATCAATAGAGAAGGAACAGCCTACTCTAATGATGGCGGATGGTTTAATTCTAATTTAGTTCGTTTTCGTAAAGGACTTCCTGAGAAAATTGGGGGATGGGCAAAAGCCTCAACGAACAGTTTTCTAGCCACAGGGAGAGCGATCCATGCTTGGGTAGATTTAGCAGGTACGCGCTATTTAGGGTTAGGAACTACTTGGAAATATTATGTTTTAGAAGGACAAGTTTATAGTGATATAACACCGATTAGAACCACAAACACAGGCACTGCAACCTTTACCAGTGCAAGCGGAAGCTCCACTATTTCGGTAACTGATTCTTCCCATGGGGCTGTGGCTAATGATTTCGTCACTTTTACTGATACTGCCACTTTAACTGGCAGTAATATTACAGACAGTGTTCTTGATCAGGAATACCAGATTGCTGGAGTTACCTCATCAAACGTTTACACTATAGTCGCTAAAGATACCGACGGAGATGAAGTAACAGCCGATGCAACTGTTTCTGGAGGTGGAGGAGGTTCTACAGTTGCCGCTTATCAAATTAATGTAGGTTTAGATGTTTATGTTCCTTCTACAGGTTGGGGATCTGATACATGGGGCGCAGGAACTTGGGGAAGTGTTTCTACTTTAAGTGATACAAATCAATTAAGAGTTTGGTCCCACGATAATTTTGGAGAAGATTTACTTATAAATCCTCGTTCAGGAAGTGTTTATTATTGGGATGAATCAAGCGGAACAGACACAAGAGCAGTAATTTTATCTGACTTATCTGGGGCTAATTTAACTCCCACAAAATCATTACAAGTTATGGTGTCTGATATTGATAGACACGTTATATGTTTTGGTGCAGATCCTTTAAACGACGGAGGAACGGCTAGAACAGGAGCAGTTGATCCTATGTTTATTGCCTGGAGTGATCAAGAAAATGTTGCAGAGTGGGAGCCTAAGTCAACAAATACTGCAGGCTCGTTTAGACTTTCAGCAGGTTCTGTTATTGTAGGAGCAATAAGAGCTCGTCAAGAAACGTTAATTTGGACAGATACGTCACTATACTCAATGACTTTTGTAGGTCAGCCTTTTACCTTTAGCATTAATTTAGTAAATGAAGGGGTTGGTTTAGTTGGACCAAAAGCTATGGTCAATACTCCTAAAGGAGTTTTTTGGATGGACAAAAAAGGATTTTATACCTACACGGGAAATATACAAGAACTTCCGTGTACTGTTGCTGACCATGTTTTTAGTGATATGAACCAAACTCAAAGTTATCAAACATTTGGTTTTGTTAATAAAGCATTTGATGAAGTAGGTTGGTTTTATTGTTCAGGATCCACTACCGTTATTGATAAATATGTAGTCTATAATTATGAAGAAAATATTTGGATGATCGGTTCTCTTAATAGAACGTGTTGGATAGATGAAGGCATCTTTTCAGATCCTAAAGCAACAACGTCCAGTTCAGATGTAGGTTATTTATATAATCATGAAACAGGAAATGATGCAGATGGCTCAGCTATGACTGATGTATTTATAGAGTCCAGTGATTTTGATATTGACCCTGCGGGAGAAGATTTCCAGTTTATAAGTAAAATAATACCTGATATTAAGTTTACAGGAACAGCAGATACTGGAAGCAGTGGTCAAACCGCTGAAGTTATTTTGAAAAGAAGAAATTATCCTGGAGAAGATTTAACTACCGCTGTTACTAGTTCTTGTACTTCCGTTACTACTAAAATAGATACACGAGTAAGAGGTCGTCAAGCCGTATTAAGAATACAATCTAACGATGATGATACAACTGAAACAGGAATGAGTTTTAGAGTAGGAGCTATGCGTTTAGACTTTAGACCTGACGGTAGAAGATAATGGGTAAGTTACTAGAAACAAAACTGCCTGTAGCGATTGGTGAAATTTCTCCTGAAACCTTTAATAGACTCGTTAGGGTTTTAGAGTTAAGCTTAAACAGAGTAGATATAGATGCTACTTTAAATGTTAATGAGTCTCAACGGAATAAAAATAAGTTTAATCCAGGAGATCTTATTTGGAATCTTTCAACTAGTCAATTACAATTATGGACAGGATCAAGTTGGGTAGATATTTATAAAGGAAATGAAAACGGAGTAGAAGGGAAATCTAGTTTAGGAACATTATCAGTAGCAACTAATGGGAATACTTCAATTAGTATTTCAGGCGGCACTTCTGGTTGGAATACAGACACATATTATACATAAGAGGACAAGCTATGAAAGGTGTTAAACATTATAAAAGAGACGGGACTTTGCATAAAGGAGGGTCTCATAAAATGCCTAACGGAGCTTTGCACACTAATAAAACACATACTAAAACAAGTGTAAAATTATTTCATTTTAAAGATTTATCTAAAAAAGCAAAAGTAAAAGCAAAAGGAGGCAAAAAATAATGCCGAAGAAAAAAGGACTGTACGCTAATATAAATGCCAGAAAAAAGAAAGGTATTAGTAGACCTAAAAGTAAATCTACAATATCTAAAAAAGCGTATAAAAACATGAAAGCTGGTTTTCCTAAGAAGAAAAAGAAGAAGTAATGCCTGCGAAAAAGAGAAAAAAGACTAAAGCGATAAGAAAAACAACTAAAGGTAAAGGAGCAAACTACAGACCAACGAAAAAAGGCGCAGGGATGACCAAAAAAGGTGTAAAAGCCTATCGTAAGAAAAATCCTGGAAGTAAATTAAAGACAGCAGTAACGGGGAAAGTTAAAAAAGGAAGTAAAGCAGCAAAAAGAAGAAAATCTTTTTGTGCAAGATCAAAAGGTTGGACAGGCAAACGAGGTAAAGCAGCAAGAGCAAGGTGGAAATGTTAAATGTATGAATATAATTGTAAAGTTAAAAGAGTCGTGGACGGGGATACTGTCGATGTTATTATTGATCTCGGCTTTGACATTCATTTTGCCACTCGTGTTCGCCTCTATGGTATGGACACGCCTGAGAGCAGGACTAGGAATAAAGACGAGAAAGTTAGAGGATACATGAGCAAGGATTTCTTAGAAGAGTGGATGGAAAAGGATGATGTTATAATCAGGACTCGCAGGGATAAAAAAGGTAAATTTGGTCGCGTCTTAGGAGAGATGCTTGTTCGGGGTGAAAACATTAACAAGTTAATGATAAAAGAATGTCTTGCTGTTGAATACTATGGTCAAAGTAAAGATGACATTGAAAAGCAACATATGTTGAATCGAGAAGTATTGATAGAAAAGGGGTTATTTAACCCTGATAAGGAGGAAGTATGAGTGACGAAAGAGATTATCACCCTAGCGGAAGATTTGGCGGAGACATGGATAGAAACGAAGTAGAAATGGACTTAAACAAGTTTATGGCTATGATTGAGGAAATCGGTGCTTTAAAGGATAAGATTAGAGATTTAGAAGATGTTAAGAACAACAACCCTTATCAAAAGGTTATATTTATAGCACAAGCGGTAGATTCATGGCGAATCTTTCCAAGAGCGTTTCTATCGGTTTATATGTACTTATTGTACTTCACGACCTTTTGGTTTATGGAGTTAGCTGAACCCAGCTTTGAACAATCAGCATTAATATCTATAGTAGTAGGTGCAGGAGCAGCATGGTTTGGACTCTATGCAGGAACTTCTGGATCATCTAAAAGTTTTAAAGGCGAGAAATAATGCCTATAAAAAAGAAAAGAAACTACAGAAAGGAATATGATAATTATCAAAGTAAGTCTAAACAAAAAAAGAATAGAGCATCTAGGAATGCAAGTAGATCAATTCTTAAAAAGAAAAGAAAGGTAAGGAAAGGTGATGGGAAAGATGTTCATCATAGAGATGGCAACCCAAAAAATAAAAAAAGAAGTAATTTAAAAGTTACATCTAAATCTAAAAATAGATCATTTAAAAGAACTAAAACTGCTAGAAAGAAAAGGTAATATAAAATGTATGAATATAGTTGCAAGGTTAAAAGAGTCGTTGATGGCGATACTATTGATGTCGTTATTGATCTCGGTTTTGACATTCATTTTGCCACTCGTGTTCGCCTATATGGTATGGACACGCCTGAGAGCAGGACTAGGAATAAAGACGAGAAGGTTAGAGGATACATGAGCAAGGATTTTTTAGAAGAATGGATGGAAAAGGATGATGTTGTAATCAGGACTCGTAGGGATAAAAAAGGTAAGTTTGGTCGCGTCTTAGGGGAGATGATTGTTCGTGGCGAGAATGTCAATAAGTTAATGGTTAAAGAATGTCTTGCTGTTGAATACTATGGTCAAAGTAAAGATGACATTGAAAAGCAACATATGTTGAATCGTCAAGTGTTGATTGAAAAGAGACTTTTTAATCCAGATAAACTATTATAATAATATACATGGGAGTATAAAATGCCAAAAGTAGGGAAAAAAAGTTTTTCATATTCAAAAGCAGGTAAAAAGAAAGCTAAGAAATATGCTAAGAAAACAGGAAAGAAGATGTCTTATAATATGGGTGGATTAGCGGAAATGCC